AAGATAGATGACCAAATGGTAAACTTAGTATTGTCAAAGATCCTGAGGGTAAGCGTAGAGTAATTGCCATGGTTGATTACCACAGTCAACTAGCTCTTCGAAAGGTACATGAGGACTTATTAAGCATGCTTAATAAGTTCAGTACCGATCGAACTTTCTCTCAAGATCCGCGTCATAACTGAAACTATAATAATAGTGAACTATTCTATTCATTAGACTTATCTTCAGCAACTGATAGATTTCCTGTCCGTCTTCAGGCCCGTCTTGTTGGCGAAATCTATGGAAACCATAGATTTGGTGAACAATGGGCTAATTTGTTGTTAAACCGGGACTATATGGACCCAGAGGGGAACAACTGTAGATATGCAGTTGGTCAACCAATGGGAGCGTATAGCTCGTGAGCAGCATTCACACTTACTCATCATTTAACCGTGGCCTGATCTGCTTATAAAGCAAGAAAGACCATGGGATTTGACCAATATATCATTTTAGGTGATGATATTGTCATAAAAGACAATAGAATCGCTGAAATCTATAAAGGTCAAATGATGAGAATGGGTGTGGACATATCTCTACCAAAGACACATGTATCAGTTGATACGTATGAATTTGCAAAGAGATGAATCAAGAAGGACAGAGAGATTACTGGAATCCCCTTGAAGGGTATTTTAAATAACATAAATAATCTTAAGGTTGTTTTCACAATCTTAAATGATTATTTAATAAAATGCCCTACGAGTGTACCCAAATCAAGCTGACAGATATTTCAGAGTATTTTCTTAGGTTTCCAAATACGAGGTGGTGGTAAAGGTCGTAAGACCAGAACCATAACCAAAAAGTATTTGGAGAATTTAAGAGACTTTGCTATCTCCGTTAGATATTCTATGAATCTAATATCCCCTTATGAACTAAGGGCTTACTTTGCTAGCAAAGTAAAACTGATAAAAGAAACATCAGATTATCAATCAATTCCTAGTGAGAAATTAATCCTTCAATATATGGAAGGTATCCTTACTAATGGACTTGCGAAGATATCAAAGGACACCATCATACAAATTAATAAACAATTAGACTCGTTTGGTCGTTTGGCCAAAGAGGATAGATGTTCATTAGTTTATAGTGGTGTACTACATGGTTTAATGAATCGTCTAGAACGGCTTCAAGAGTTATGCCAAAGAATGAAAGATGAAGGTTCAACAGTAGTTGAATTCATCAATCACTTCACGGCACCATCTGTAGATAGTTTATCTCGAAAAGATCGAGATATTAACATACGGATGGCTTTCCTTGATTCTCTGTGAAAGAAGAGCTTGCAAAAGCACTTTTCTGATCAGAGATTTCCAGATTCTTATTATAGAAATTTGGAAACAAGGACTCTATATGGAAGCCTAGATGCTCTAGATATTATAGACTACGAGGGAGAGATAGAAGTGAGACCAATATGGTCGAGAGAACTGAGTCAGTTCAATCAACGATCTATTAATTCACTTCAAATGTTCATCTCTGAGAACTCATAGTTAATTTTGTATAATTGAAACCAATTATGCCCTAATTGCCCATGGTGAAAAC